ATGATAAAAATAAACCAGAGGTTGCAAGGCCGAAGCCTACCACCTTCGTTATGAATATGATGATAGGTGATATAGTGGAAGCTGTATTCAAAGCAGTGCTTACTGAAGCAGGAGTTAAATATGAAGATAGTGAACAAGTTTCTCTTGAGCTTACTGATGGCACCGTTATATCTGGAACTACTGATCTTAGCATTGATGGTGCTGTTGACGACATTAAGTCTGCCTCAAATTGGTCATACCGTAATAAGTTTTCTTCTTACGAAGACCTAGAAAGATCAGACTCGTTTGGTTACATAGGACAATTAGCAGGTTATGCTAAGGCATCCAATAAGAAACTCGGAGGTTGGTGGGTTGTCAATAAAGCTACTGGTGATTTTAAATATGTTCAAGCTTCGGGGCTTGACATAGAGAAAGAGTGTGGTAAAATAGAAACCGTAAAGACCCGCTTGGAGGACAATCAATTCAGTAGATCATTTGATAAGAAGCCAGAGTTCTTTAGGGGTAAGACTACAGGTAGGTATGTGTTAGGAATTACATGTGGGTTCTGCGATTACAAAGAAGATTGCTGGCCCACATTAAAGGAGCTTCCTTCCATACCTTCCAAGGCAAAGGAACGTAAGTTAGTTAATTACGTAACTGAATAGTCTTTCTGGTATGAATTACAAACAGTATAGTGCTGCCAGAAAGCATGGGTATAGGTCCGGGTTAGAGCTTAAAGTCTCACAATACCTCGACACTAAAAAAATACGCTTTAAGTATGAGGCTATTAAAATAGAGTGGGAAGACTTGGCTTACCGGACCTATACACCTGACTTCATACTACCTAATAATATAATCATAGAGGTGAAGGGCAGGTTTATTACACAGGATAGGAGGAAGCACAGAGAGATTAAACGCCAGCATCCACACCTAGACATTAGGTTTGTTTTTGAAAACAGCAACAGGAAACTTTACAAGGGAGCCAAGACTACGTACAAAGAATGGTGCGAAAGGTATGGCTTCCTTTATTATGACAGGATCATACCTGAAAGTTGGTTGAAGGAAAAGAAACTACCCAAGCTAAAAAACTTCATAGCTTTTAAAGAGAAGAGGATTGAATGAGATGGCAAATTACGAAGTGGACCCTAATGATTTCCTCATACAGATAAGTCCAAGTGTGGACGAAGATTTAAACTGGACAGGAGAAGTATCCGTTAATGTGATCGTAAGTACGAACCCTACTTTAAGTGAGGACGATCATACCAAGTTACTCATGTTTGCAAAAACTGTATGTGCTTCTGTTCCTATGTTCGAAGATGATCATACTCTGTATCAGCAGGCTATGGAGTATGTAGCTATAGCAGAAGATGCAGCCAAAGATACAGAGGAAGAAGACCCATACTTTTTTAAACACTACACAACGGAGGACAATGTAATAAATGTGGACTTCAGCAAAAGAGGAAAGTAGAATGGACATCACAGATATTGTGAGGCCAAAGCATTATAATACTGGTGTTATAGAAACTATTGAGTTGATTAAATCCAGTATGTCTATTGATGAATACAAGGGTTATCTTATGGGTAACATCCTTAAATATATTTGTAGGCATAAACACAAGAATCCTTCTGAACCGTGGAAGGATTTAAAGAAAGCTGAATGGTATCTAGCTGCTCTCATAAGAGAAGAAGCTAACAATGGAGGTTAGATAGGAATGCCCAAGAATAAAAAACCACGTAGATCAAAGGACAAGACAATGAATAAAAAACCAAAGGAATATAATCCTTTAGAAAATTCTAACGACCAGCCTTTTAAAGAACACATGTTGCACATGAAGGAAGCACATGATGTTGGGCATCTTCTATGGCTATTAAATACCGGCAGATTAATTCTTCCTCACCATGAACACCCGGAAGGTGCCCTTAATTTGAGGTTACCCTTTGATGACATCGAAGAGAACTATTACAAGACTAATCCAAACATCGTAGTCATAGATGACTTTATGAATTTGGAAGCGCTACAAAAACTTAAAAAATATTGCTTGGAGTTTCCTTTTTGGAATACCATATATGGCAGAGGGTACTTAGGTGCATTCAGAGAGAATGGTTTTTCTCCTCAAGTACTGTCCACGTTATCTTTGGAGATGGTAACGAACCTACCAAAGGTATTTGATGATACAAACAAAAGGAACCTATCCCAGATGTGGGCATTTAAGTATGAGTCCAAGTGCCCCGGTATTGATATCCATGCAGACTTCGCTGCCGTCAATGTAAACTTTTGGATCACTCCAACTGAGGCGAACAAGGATTACGACAAAGAGAAGGGGGTAGGTAAGACAGGAGGTATGTGGATATGGGACACTGGCGCTCCACCTGACTGGGACTTTAACCGTTACAACGGTGACGATAAGGCAGAAGTAATAAAGTTTTTAGAAGAGAAAAAGTCTAATGCAGTATACGTGCCATACAAATATAATAGATGTGTCATGTTTGATTCTAATTTGTTTCATAAAACTGCAGACGTAAACTTCCTTCCCGGCTTTGACAACAAAAGAATAAATGTAACCATGTTGTTTGGACAGCGTGAAAATACTGGGGTGGAACCACAAGACATGGTAGAAGCAGACGCATTGAGGAAGGCCACATCTAAACCTGTATTAGATACGATTAATGAAGACTCAATTAAAGAGTATGTGGGGATTAGAGATGGAGGTTAAACTTAAACTGGTTTTAAAAATAGATGCGGAAGAATATCCTATACCAGCAGATGAGTATGTTATACCTGAATTAAAAGATTACATTGAGGATATGTTTGCTGATATAGATGGCGTGACCATACTTAAAATAACAGCTACACAAAATTAATCAGAGGAGGGCCATATGGAATTACCCACAGAGTTAGTCAAAAATATTTTTAATTATTTAACCGACCGTCCATACAAGGATGTTGCACATCTAGTTAATGGAATATTAATGGCTCAAGATGCTGAGGCTAAAGCAGAGGCTGATAAACAAAAGGAGTTACCTTTGGTATGATACCCAGATTTATTTCAGATTATCAGTCATTCATTCACCAATCCCGTTATAGTCGCTGGCTTGATAAGGAGGGCCGAAGAGAAACGTGGGAAGAAACTGTGACAAGATTGCTAGATTTCTATAAGGACTTCCTTAAAAATAATCATGGTTATAGTATGCCAAAGGAAGTGTATACTGATCTATACGTAGCTATCGTAACCATGCAGGTAATGCCTTCTATGAGGGCTATGATGACTGCTGGCCCTGCACTGGAGCGCAATCATATTGCTGCTTACAACTGTAGCTACCTGCCTGTTGATAGCCCTCGTTCATTCGATGAGTGCCTGTATATACTCATGCATGGTACTGGTGTAGGCTTCAGTGTAGAGAGACAGTTCATCAATCAACTACCTAATATCCCCGATCAGTTTGAATCCAGTGAAACCTGTATCGTTGTACAGGATAGCAAGGAAGGATGGTTTAGAGCATTTAAAGAATTGATTAACCTTCTATATGCTGGTCAGCTTCCTCGTTGGGATATGTCAAAGGTCAGGCCCCAAGGTGCCAAGCTAAAGACATTCGGTGGTAGAGCAAGTGGGCCTGAACCATTGAACGAACTGTTTAAGTTCACCAGTAATATGTTTAAGAATGCTCAAGGCCGGAAGCTTAATAGTCTGGAGTGCCATGATCTCATGTGTAAGATTGCTGATGTGGTCGTGGTTGGTGGTGTTCGTAGGTCTGCATTAATTAGTTTATCTAATCTAGGTGACGATCAGATGAGACATGCAAAATCAGGAGAGTGGAGATACATCGCTCCACATAGATCATGTGCTAATAATTCTGTAAGTTATACACAAGGAATAACAACAGGTTCGTTCCTGCGTGAGTGGGAAGCACTGTATGAAAGCAAGTCAGGAGAGAGGGGCATATTCAATCGTAAAGCTGCACAAGAACAAGCTGCTAAGTATGGTAGAAGGGAATCGGATATAGAATATGGTACTAACCCATGCAGTGAAATTATCCTTAGACCTAAGCAATTCTGTAACTTGAGTGAGGTTGTTGTACGAGAAGATGATACGCCAGAAACATTACAAAAGAAGATTGAACTTGCTACTATCTTAGGAACCATTCAATCCTGCTTCACTGATCTAAAAGGATTAGGTAGGCAATGGGTTAAGAACACAGAAGAAGAAAGACTTCTTGGCGTATCTCTTACAGGCATACTGGATAATGCTATGTTAGCTAACAAGACAAAGGATAGTCTTCCTGCACTCTTAGGTAGTCTTAGAATGACGGCAGTAAATACTAATCGTAAGTGGTCTTCTCTGTTTAATATAGAACCTTCTGCTGCCATCACTTGTGTTAAACCTAGTGGTACTGTCAGTCAGTTGGTTGATGCAGCTTCAGGTATTCATCCAAGACATTCTGAATATTACATTAGAACGGTACGTGCAGATAAGAAAGACCCGCTAACTCTGTTCATGACTGATGCTGGGGTTCCTGTAGAGGATGAGATTGATAGGCCAGAGACAACAGCAGTGTTTTCGTTCCCAATTAAAGCTCCAAGGGGTGCAATAACGAGGCACGATATGTCTGCTGTTGATCATCTAAATATATGGAGTATCTATGCTGAACACTGGTGCGAACATAAGCCTTCAATCACTGTCAGTGTTAAAGAAGATGAGTGGTTAGAGGTTGGTGCTTTTGTTTATAAGAACTTCTCTACCATGTCGGGAGTAAGTTTCCTTCCTATGTCTGAGCATATTTATGAACAAGCACCATATCAGGATTGCACTAAGCAGGAATATGAGAAGCTCTTGAAACGTATGCCAAAGAGTATAGATTGGAAGAAGCTTGGTGAGTATGAGAGAGATGATAATACTATTTCATCACAGACATTCAATTGTGTAGGTGATTTTTGTGAGGTTGTTGATCTTGTTTAAAAGAAGGGGAAAATAAAATGCCTAGCACACATGATGCATTACAAATTATGAGTACAGAAGAGATACTAAAGAAAAATGTTTATGACCTTCAAGAACAGTTACAGGTAGCAAATAAAAGAATACTATCCTTGATGGATAAAGTCAGGGTTCTAAATTCAAAACTGACTGAAATTAATTATTCCCTTAGTGGTGTGGATATATATCTTTCCGATATAAAGGGATTTTTCGATGACTAGCGCACAAGATGACTGGAAGAAAAGCCATAAGGAGTTAGCAAAGATTAAGGATGACCTGAAGGACTGTATGACTTGTGGCTGTCCTATTACAAAAGAAGATTACGAGGATTATAAGATGTGTCCTTGGTGTTACGCTGATGGAAACTTTGAAAATGAGGGAGGGTCTATTTTATAATGTATACCGAAGAAAGAACAAAAGAAATATTGGATGCTTTTACTAAGGTATTGGTTAAAGCAGATAATTTTTCTAGTGATGGTGATCCAAAGGAGTACAAACAATTCTGGATAGCCCTCCGTAAAGACGGTGCGAATTTACTAGGGGTGTCAAGATATTTATATGGAATGAGAATTAAAGATAATGTTGAAAAAGATTTAGGACATACAGGAATAATGTAATGACACCATATGAAAAATTAAAGCTTCTCAGAGAGAAGGTTGCTGTCACAGGTAACCCTATTGACAAGCAGCACATCATAAATAATCTCAAGGAGGTATATGATCCTGAAATGTCTGGTGTCAATATATACGAACTAGGATTAATTTATGATATTGATATTGATGATAAGGAAGGGGCAGTTAAACTAACACATACATTGACTAGTGCATGGTGTCCCTTTGCTGATGAAATAGTTCATGCTATATATAAAGCCTGCGAGGTTGACAATGTAAATTCTATTGATATAATAACTACATTCGATCCTCCGTTCAGTATGGAAATGGTTCCAGAGGAAACACGATTAATGTTAGGATGGTAGAATGAAACAGAACACCAATTCATATAGCCCAACTAAGAAGTTTAAGCGTAGGCATAAGCCTAAACATCTTAGACATAGAAAGAAGCTTGGCCCCACTTCATCATGGAGGAACAACAAATGAAACAGGTAGACATAACACTTGATATGATTGACAACGCCCGTCAGAAGGCAGCAGAGATGGGCAAGCTTAATAATTCTATATTGTTTGGTCAGGGAAATCTTGCAGGCTTTGTGGGAGAGCAGGTCGCTCTTACCTGTCTGGGCGGTACATGGGAGAATACCTATGAGTATGATCTCGTGATGCCTGATGGCACCAAGGTGGATGTCAAGACTAAGCAGACATCTGTAGCGCCTCTGCCACATTACGATTGTAGCATAGCCAAGTACAATACTAAGCAGGACTGTGATGTCTATGCCTTTGTCCGGGTTAAAAAAGACTTGACAGAGGGGTGGTATTTAGGTATGCTAGGCAAAGACGATTACTTCAAGAAGGCAACCTTTTTAAAGAAGGGGGATGTTGATCCTAGTAATAACTACACAGTCAGGGCAGACTGTTACAACCTAAAGATTAATGAATTGCAGGAGGGATTAAATGGTTCGAAGTAAATTTTATTATGAGAAGTATTC